GGCGCTTGAACTGCAGCGTGGCATGCAGCTCTTGCATGACCTGCGAATTGACGAGGCGCTGCTTTGGCACGCTTCGCTCCATCTCAATCCGCTCGACAGAAGGGTCGAAATCTTCGCTGTAACCTGCATACCCTGCGAAATGAATGCAGACGTAGTCGGGGAAGGATGCCATCACACTGCCTCCTGCCATCCGAATCTACCCTTGCCAGCCTGAGCAAGCAGACCACCGCTGGCGAGATCGTCTGCGGCGGCACCGATGAACACTTTCAAGAGAGCCTCGCCCCCCGCGCCCTGGCGTCTCTCGGCGCGCTCAACACGAGCAGGTGCACCATTGTTGATAATCTCGATCTTCATTGATCCACCCGCATTACGCATGCCATTGACCGATTGCCCTTGAGTGATGGGCTGAACGGTTCCCGCATCACCTGGGATCAGGTAGGACTTGCCGCCCTGCTGAAACAGTTCAGGGCGACCGCCCTCGCCGACACGGTAGATGTTGTCTGCCGCAACCGGGCCGCCCCCTGCTCGATTCCCGCTACTGGACCCGATCGCGCTGCCCAGGGCATTGATCCAACCCTCGCCGCTGCCGCTGTAGCCGGAGGCCCATTTCCCGATAGCCTTCATTGCTTCCGATGCTGCGAGCTCTGCAGCGATACGCTGCATGGCCTTGGCGAAGCCCTCGACCATGCCACCCAGGCCATCGGCGAAGGGATCGAAGAGGAAGTCAGCGAAAGCGTCCTGCATGTTGCGGGCGGCCTGCTCGGCAAAAACGCTCATACTGCTGGTGGCGTCCTTGCTCTTATCTACGATGGAGTCGAAGCTCTTCCCGTAGATCGCATCGAAGTCATCGAGCGCGTCCTGAGTTTTTGCCAGCGACAACAGGTACTCGGCCTGCTGTTCACCCAGCGGACCGAAGGCGCCGGCGGCGATATCATAGGCGGTGCGCGCGGCCTCGCCGATCTCACCGTAGAGCGCTATCTCGCGCTCCATGTTGCTTATCAGGGACGTGGCCATCTGATTGGCCGCACCGTAAATGGCTTCATAGTCGGCAACCGGGTCCATTGCAGCAGTAGCTTTCTGTCCCGCCCGGCTGCCGGCCTTGGTCGCGCGCCCTGGAGTGTCGCCAAACGCAAGCTTTCGCAGGCGATCGGCTTCGGCACGCGCCTGCTTCAGCTGCTCCACGGCCTTCTTGTCCTGCGCGAGCAGGTCGGCTGGGTCTATGAAGTTGACCTTCGGCGTCGCCGGCTTAACGCCACGGCCATCCCGACCCACCTGGTCGCGGCCGTAGTAGGCAAGGTCGGCCCCGTTGTTTGCGACGTCCCAGCCGATCTTGATGCGGTCCCAGTCCAGGCCAATGACACCCTTCCCGGCCTCCACCAATCCCACCATCCCGATGGTTAGGCCTTGGATCAGGTCATCGATAGCTTGGATGGGCTTCATGGCCAGTTCCATGGCGCCCCCCAGGACACGGATCATGTAGCTTAGCCCTTGCGCAGCTTCCTCGACTGCTTGGCCGCTACGAGCACTGTCCAAGAACTGGCTGCTGAGGCGTTCTAGGTCGGGCAGTAGGTTCGCGGCCACGGCGTTCCCCACGCCGGTAACAAACATCTTCATCCGTGAGAGGTTGTCGTTGAATGCCTCCGCCTGGAGGCCGGCCTCGGTGGAGATCACCTGTCCGAATGCCTGCGCTTCCTCGCCGGCAGACTTCAGGCCCTCAGCGCCATCCTTCAGCAGCGGAATCAGGGTCTGGAAGCTCCGGCCGAACACCTTCATGCCAGCGGCAACGATTTCCGGCGACCCCTGCTGCCGCTGGAACGCATCGGCGAAGGCATTGAGCACGTCGGTGGCCGGGCGCAACCGGCCGGTGGCGTCCTGCACGCTAATGCCGAGCGCATCGAAGATTCTGGCCTGCTCGCTGCCGGTCTTCAGGGCGTCGCCTTGAGCCTTGGCGAGCTTTCCCAGGCTTCCCTGCAAGTCCTGCATCGACACATCCGCGAGATTTGCGGCGTAGGCGAGCTTCGAGAATTCCTCGGTACTGGCGCTCGCGCGCAGCGCGGCCTTCGACATATCGTCCATCGCGTTGATGGAAGTGCCGACCAACGCAGTCAAGGCCGTGGCCGCACCAGCAAAGGCCGTGCCAATCGCCTGCCCAGCGGCGACGGCCTCCTTGTTGAACTGTTTCAGCCGCTGCTCTGCGCGCTTGGTATCGGTCTCGAAAGACCCCGTTTTCATCAGGAGATCAACAACAATCGAGCCTGCCGTAGCCATCAGATCAGCCTCTCGGTGGTTTCAGGCCGAAGGCTGCGAGCGTGCGCAGGTCGGCATCGGGGAACTCGTGGACAACCGGGACCGGCTGCAGGAACTCGAGGTTCTTCTGGAACGACCCACCGAAGCTGGCGCCGACCAAGGCGGCAGGCCGGTGGTATCGGTGTAGGTCGTCGAAGGGATAGAGCTGGTAGAACGCCAGCCAGCGTTGGAACTCTTGCTCGGGAAGATCATCGATCTCCCCGAGGGTTTTGCCGAGCGCGAGGCCTAGGATGCAGCTGAAGTACTCGCGTCCACGCTCGGCGAGGATTTTTTTTGGTCAGTGCCAATGCCCGCGACGGCGATGACGTGGGGGAACAGATCCGTCAGGCCCGACGAGGTGAGGTTCTGGGATTCAGCTTCCGTGATCACCGGCTTTCCGTCGGCGTCGCACAGGCTCGCTGCAACAAGCCGCTGCATCGCGAAGCACCGCTCGTCGTCATCATCGGAAGCCTCCGCCGCGCGCCAGAGCCGCACTTGTCCGGCGCTTGCCTGCCGGAAGTAGACCTTCTCGGTGGTGCCGTCGCTGAAGGTCACTTCGCGCGGAATGGGGGCAATGCTTGTCAGAATTCGGGTCTTGTCCATCAGCCGTTCTCAGAAGGTGGGGTGCCGGGTACGCGACGGCTGGGCGCGCAGAGCCGACACCCCGAAAGGTGGTTCGAAAGCCGTTAGGCCGAGTACGGCCCGTTCCAGTAGGGCATGACGCTGCCGCTGCGCTGGATCGTCAGCGTGCCGCGCACGATCTCGTTGGTGGCGATGTCGATGTTCAGATCCGACACGTAGCCGCGGAAGCTGATAGACGTGCGCAGCGGCGACGCCGGGGCGACCAACTCGTCATTGGAATCCAACGTCGGTACGGCAACGCCGTCGCTCAGGCCGATCAGCCACGGGATGACCTCGCGCGATTCTTTGAGGTCGAACAGGATCTGGTGCGACCCGCTGCGCGGGATGAAGTTGAAGGGCACGCTGACCTGCCCGGGATTGCCCAGACCGCCTTCGAACTCCTTGTCGCCCCGCGTATCCAAGCAGGTCGATTCAATCTGGTCGGCAGCGCCGCCCAGGCCGGTGATGCCAGTGGGGCACTCGAACTTCAGGACCGAGGCGGTGCTGGCACTCAGCTTGTCCACGGTGAAGAGCTCGGACCCCTGGGTTTTGATCACGCCCTCGGTCATTGCAAAGTCCTCTGGTCAAAGAAAAACCGCCTTGCGGCGGCTGGGTTGGTGGTGTTGCCAGCGGCTCAGCGCTGGTCGATGAAGTCGGCTTCCATGCCGACCCGGTAGAGCTTGGTGTCGGGGTCGCGTCGGTTCAGCACGACCCGGTTGCAGATAAGCGCCGAATCAAGCGCGGCTCGCACCGCGACCGCCAGCTGCTCCGCGCCGGCGTCGGTGGCGTGGTAGCAGTCCAGCTGCACCGTCGTGAAGTCGCCGCCCGGCGCGCTGCTGAGATTGTCGTAAGGCTGCCCGCTGACGATCTGCCAGGTGATGTAGGGCCGTTTCTCGGTCTGGGATACCTCCCCATGCCGGCCGATGCGGGTATCCACGATGGCTGCCACCGCCGTCGTGTGGATCGTGCGATACACCTTGGGGAACATCAGCGCTGCCCTCCGTTCTGCGCCGCCAAGCGCCGCACGATCAGTTCCAAGCGCCGCTGCAGCTCAGCGACCATCACTTCGATGGATTCCTGACCGCGCGATGCCACAGCCGGCCGAAGCCAGGGCTCGGCGGCTTGATGCGCTGAGCCGTACTCCATCAGGTTCGCGGTCATGAGCGTGCTGGTCCTGAAGCCCTTGGCGTTCTCGAAGGTGCGCTTCTTGACGCGGACCAGATACCGCTCGCCGTTGCCGTCGTTTGGGGCCTTTCCGCGGCTGGCGATGACCGACCGCACCGTGGTGCCCGTCGAGTCGGCGCCCCGCACAGCGATGGAACGCTCCAGATTGGCCTTGGCCTCGTCGCGGATCAGGCGCGCCCCGCGTGCCAGTGCAGCTTTCACCGGGCCGCCCTTGCTGCTCACGACCTCTGCAGGAAGGCTGTTCAGGGTGCGGATGATGCCCGGAATGCCGACGATGTTGAATTCAACCTTCACGCGTATACCTCGGCGTCTTCGCCCACCCAGGACCGCAGCAGCGCGCCATCAGGATCAGCCTGGCCGCTGAAACTCTCGTCATGCCCCATGCCGATCCCGCCGCGCCCGGGCAGCCCTTTGATTCCCACCACGCGGTGGCCGTCGAACAGGTGGCGGCGGTGCGGTCGGCGCCACAGCTCCAGGTCGATGAACTTGGGCCGTGCCTTGCAGGCTTCCGCGAACGCCACCAGCGCGCTACCGCGCATTGCGGTGCTGCAGAGGCTGGCATGGCCGGTGTTGTTCAGCTGCCGTCCCCGGCGCTGCTGCACGTTGTAATAGCGGGCGCGGTGCTCCCCGACCAGCTCGGCACGGCTGAGGGCGCGATCGACGGTGGTCAGCCAGTCGGGCGAATACCAGTCGTCGTCCTCGATGATGGCCAAGCTGTCCTTGCGGTCCACCGCGGCCAGCCCCTTCAGCAGGTTGCGCGCTTGCGTGTTCTGGCCAGGCGCCCAGTGCGGGGACGGACGCACCAGGATCAGTTGCCATCCTTCGCGGCGGAAGGTCACCGGCTGCGGCTCTACGCCGTCGTCCACGATGATCCAGCGCACCGGCCCCGCATAGTCCTGTCGAGCCATCCAGCGCTCGCACAGCGCCCATGCGGCCGGCCGGGCCCCGGTGGCCGTGAGCAGCGTCAGCATCGCGCCACCGCGAAGGTGTGCATTGGCAGTGACCGCCGGGCCAGGCCGCGCTCGCCGTGGTCGTTCAGTTCAATCGGCACCTCGCCGGCGTACTCGGTGGTGATCTCTGTGAAGCCCGCATCCACCAGCAGCAGGCTTAGGCCGCTGCGGCTGTACCGGTAGTAGTCGTCCGGATAGCCGTGCTCCGGGAAGGCGAACAGCGTGGTGATCACCAGCAGGCCGCCCGGCTGCAGCACACGGCGCAGCTCCGGCAGCGCCAGCCACGGCCTGGCCACGTGCTCCAGCACTTCCGAGCACACGATGCCAGTGAATCGGCCCGACCATTCCGCCGGCAGGTCGTGGATGTCGGCCACCTGGTCGACGCCGTCGCCGGCCTGCATGTCGATGCCCGTCCACCGGCGGGTGGCCAGGTCACGGTTCGTGCACCACCACGCTGAGGGGTCATGGATCCGGCTGCCGACTTCCAGTACGTCTTCGCCCAGCAGCCCCGCGTGACGCTCGATGTAGGCGCGGATGCGGCCGCGCACCGAGTTAAGCGGCAGTCTGTTCATCGAATTCGAAGCACCTGAGAGCTGAGCCGGGGGTGCAATTCACGACCCGGACATGGGGGTTACAGGTCGCCCATTGGGCGAACTGCTGCTTGTGCACCTCGCGCCGCGCCGGCGCCGTGTTGGCCAGCCCGTTGGAGTACGGCCCGAAGAAGTGCGTGCCGTGCAGATCGAAGCCGTGCAGACGCACCAGCGTCGCGCCGAGATGGACCGCGACTGCCAGCGCCAGCACACCGCTGTTCCAATTGGTCTGCGCGCCGGCCAGTTGCAGGACTCCGCCGATACGGTGGCTGCTGTAGCGCTGGCCAGCGAACTCGCGCGCGGTCGTGTACTTGTCCCACCACTGCCGATCGCTGGCAGCCAGGAACTCGGCCCATGGCGCCAGCTGGTACGCGTTGCCGACAACGCCAACCCGTCGGCCGCGCAGACGTTCGGCCAGGCTTGCCGATGCGCTCGGGCCGGGGCCAAGGAGGTCGATCTCAGTCATTGGCCGTCGTTTACGCCGGCAGACACGGGGATGGTGATGTACTCCAGGCCGGAAGCCTTGTCCGGCAGCAGCCCGGCGATGTTGAAGGTCTGCCCGCGGTGCACCAGCCGCATCGATGCCTGCAGGCCCGGCCTGTACCGGATGGTGATGCGCGCGGTCACCGCCGCCTGGGTCTGCCCGGATTGAATGAACTCGCGAGCCGAAAGCGGCTCAACCGATGCCCACACCGTGGCCACATCGACCCAGGCCGTCTGCGCTACACCATCGCTGTCCCGGGTCGTCATCTGCTCTTGGATCAGCACCCGATGCCTCAGGTCACCCGCCGCCACGTTGCTCATCA